AACGAAGGAACTTGCGAGAGGATGCCGAAATTGAGTGCCATGTTCGTTCCTTACGGGCGAGGATAACCGAGGTACTGGCCGCCCAAGTAGCCTAGATCGCCAAACGCCCTGCCATACGCCGCGCCCTGCGCCAGCAACGCATTACCTGCGGTCTGCCCCTGCTGCATGGCGAGGTTGCTTAAGTTGGTCGCGGTGTTGGCCATCAGGTTACCGGCTTGGCTACCGTAGTTCTGACCTGCAGCGGTCAGTTGCTGCGCCGTCGTGCCGCCAATGCCGGCCAGCCCAGCCAGACGGTTGTACTGATCGGCCTCGCGTTGACGCAGCGCGTTGTAGCCGGTCAACGCCCGGCCATACATATCGCTCTCACGCGACCGCAAAGCGTTGTAGCCGGTCAACGCCCGGCCATATTGCTCTTGCTCCCGCTGCCGATTGATGTCGTAGCCGGTCAGCCCGCGCCCATACTCCTGCGCCTCGCGTTGGCGAGCGATGTCAAAGCCTGTCAGCGCCCGCCCGTACTGCTCCTGCTCGCGCTGACGCGCCGCGCCGTACTCGTTAAAGGCCCGACCGTAAGCGTTCTGGAACTCTTGCGAGCCCATCTCTTGGCCGAAACGAGTTAGCGCCTTGCCGGTGCCGCCGCTCAGCAGACCGCCACGCGCCGCCGCGCTGCGCTCCAGCGCTTTCAGGCCCTCGCTCAACCGGAACGCATAGCCAGGGTCGGCTTGGAAATTCTCAGCCGTGAACTTGAACGCTTCTGGCTGCTGGCCGCCGTACTCAAACGTCGGCTGCTGGCCGGTGTACTGGAACGCTGCCGGCTGCTGGCCGCCGTAGGCAAACTGAGGAATCTGCTCACCGTACTGGAACGCTTCCGGCATGGCGTTGGTACGCTGCTGCATCTGCGCAAGCGCGTTGGTGCCGGCTTGGTAGTACGGCTGCTGACGGGCAACCGCCTCGTCATACATCCGCGCCTGCAGCGCCAGCGCCTCGCGCTGCGCGTCGCGCTGCAGCTCTGCGGCGCGGGTGGACGCCGCAGCGGTTGCTTCCGCTGCCTCTTTAGCGGACTGCCCTTGCGTGTAGCCACCAATCAACGAACCGATGGCCGGCAACAAATACGCAAACGGGTCGGTAGCTGCACCGCCGGGAGGTGTAACGCCGGGCGGCGTGCCGGTGGGAGTTGATGCAACAGCGGGTGTGCCGCCGGGCGGCGCTACCGGCGGAACCACCGGTGGCACTGTTGGCGGCGTGATGGTTGGCGTGACAGGCGGCGTAATTGGTGTTGCGGCAAGTTCAGCCGCAGGCGTGCCCAATACCGTCGTCATGGGCGCCGTAGACAGGCTGGAAGGCCCGACGCCGATAGGCGATGTGCCGCCGATAGGCGGTGTGCCGCCAACGGACGGACCAAAAATATCTGCTGGTGTCATACCGGCAAAACCCGCAGACGGCAAAAGCCCCGGCACCGTAGACGCCGCAAGCGTCTCAGGCGCCAGCGCGCCGTAGCCCGGCGTGCCAATGGCGGCTTCCAACTGCGCAGGCGTCAGGCCCGTAGCGCCAGACAGCGTGCCGGCGCCTGACGGCGCGCCGCCAGTCGCCGCAGCCGTGCCGGGGCCAAAAATGCTAGGTTGGCCAAGCCCGGCGCCAAGCGCGTTGGCGCCGATAGCAAACGCTGCCAACGGCGCCATGTCTTCGACAAACTGGCCTGTCATGCTAAACAGGTCGCCAAAAAAGCCTTTGCTGTTTTCTTTAAACGTTCCCGCACCGATTACGTTGCCTGATGTATCCAAAACTTCATATGGTGCGCCGCCGCCCGCGCTTGTGTAGCGAAGAATGCGGCCCGTAAGTTCACCGGGGGCGTAAGTGCCTTGTTCTACGCTTCCCGTGTCGCCTGTTGCTTCAGGAAAGTAAGTGGCCCCGCCGATAACCATCGTCTCGCCATTAGCGATACGTTGTAATTGCTCAGGCGTAGGAGTAGAAGACGCTGTTTGTTCTGCAGCAGAAGCCGCGGCTAGCGCGTTTACTCCAAAATCGGCGCCCCCGCCGTCAACTTCCGTCGCGTAGCTGGTGCGCAAGTTATTTCTAGTCGCCATGATTTACCTCACCCGATGCGCCAGTTGGTGCCGTCGCTGTACACAGGAACGCCGTTAGCCCCGCCGCCAGCCACAATCGACGCAAACGTGGTTGCGCTGGCGTTGGTGACAAACGCCCGAGCCCCCGCACCTGCAGTAGCCGCAGCCGGCAGTGTAGCCACGGTCAGTGTGCCGTGGTTGAAATACTTGACGCTGAACGTGAGCGTCAAACCGGGCACGCGCATAGACGTGACGTCTGCGTTACCCAACGTAACTTCGTTGCTGACCGTGGCCGACGACACATCGGCGTCGTAGCCGATCACCGTGTTGTTCGATCCCGTGGTCAGCGCATTGCCGGCCTGGTAGCCAACAGCGGTGTTGTTAGCACCGGTGGCCGACAACAGCGCGTCACTGCCTACGCCGGTGTTGTTCGATCCGGTCAACGCCGCGTTCAACGTTCGGTAACCAACAGCGGTGTTGTAGTTGGCTGTAGTGGCAGTCGTCAGCGCGTTGTAGCCGACAGCGGTGTTGTAGTCGCCACCCGTGTTGGCGTCCAACGCCGATGCCCCAAACGCTGTGTTCTGGATGCCGTCCGTGTTGGCCGTCAGCGCGTCATAACCAGTGGCGGTGTTGTTCGAGCCGGTGGTGTTGGAGTCCAGCGCCGTGTTGCCAATCGCCACGTTGGTAGCGATCTGATTGCCGCCTTGACCAACCGTGATGCCAACCTCTTTGGTCAGTTCGTACGAGGCGTAAATGTTGTCGTCTGTTTTGATCAGCACGCCCGTAGACGTCTGCAGCACGAACTTGTACGCCGCGCCCGCGGTCAGCCAGATCTGCGCTGGCGTGCGGCCAGCGCTATCGAGCACGATGGGGTTGGTGTTGTAGTCAGACGCGGACGAATCGGTGTACGTCAACACCGGCGTGGTGGTGCCGGCGCCGTAGGTATAGATCAATCCGCCGTTGAGCGGCACGCCGTTGTTGTCGAAGAACTGAGCGCCTGCGCCCGCGTACAGGGAAAGGCTGATCGCCATGATGTCCTCTTACTGTTGAATCTGAGTGACTGACACCCACACAGAAGCCGCGGAAGGTGCGTAAGCCGTAGCCGCCACTGCCGACAGCGAGAGTGTTGTGTCGCTGACCGCCCACATCAACTGAACGTACTCGTTTGCAGCCAACGATATGATTTCGGACACCGATATTGTGGCGAACCCGTTGTTGGCGTCAACTGACACGATAGCGGTGCTGTTGGACAAATCAGTGGTGCCGTTTAACCGATACCAAAACCGCGCGTTTTTCGACGATGCGCTGGTGGACGACAACTGAAACCGAGCCGAAAACTGGTACAGGCCAGATTGAGGCACTTGAAGCCGGTCAGTCGGTGAGCCCGTCAAAGTCACGCCGCCAGCAACTTCAGTGTTGGTCAGCGCGATTGCGTAGGCCGTGTTGATGACCGCTGCGCTCAGGTTGGTGGTGCGCGTGAACTCGCCGTAGTACGACTCTTGCTCGATGGTTGGCCGCACAAAGATGACGCCCGTCGTGGCGCTTTTGATCAGCACGGCGGCCAGCGGAATCACGTTGTCAGGCGCCGTTGGCTTGACGTTGGTAAACGCGCCTGCCACCGTCGGGCTGGCGTACAGGATGTCGCCGACGTTGAACGCGCTGGTGTCGATGCCGGTGACCTCACCCCACACGCAGCACAAGCCCGTCGATCCGCTGTCAGGTATCTGCTCGGCCAAGACACCAAGAATGAACAGCGTCGGCGTGCTGCCGTCTGCCAAGTACGGCGCGACCGACAACACGTTGTTGGACCCCACACCCGCAAACCCCACCACCGTGCCCTTGGGCATGGTGACGCCAGTGCTGTTCTGCACGACGGTGTATTGACGCAGCGCAGCATCTTCGATCGACGACTGCAGCAGTTCAAAGAAGCGGAACCAGGCGCGGGTGGTCAACGCCCCTGCATCCACCAGCGGGTCACGCGAGGCCGGTACGCGAGGGGCCAACTGCATGTCAGGCGCTCGTTGGAGACATCAGCACCTCGGCCCCCATGATGGCGATCTTCACCGGGTCCGTTCCGCTGATTTCGTATACGCGGTCGCGCAGCTTAAGCGTCATGCCCAACCGACGCCAGAACACGCGATGGTAATACTCACCGGTCTTGCCCATGTTGGCCCAATGCTCATTGGACCAGGTGTGTCCACCGTCGTCGCTCCAACGCAACATGACTTTGGGGTCAACGCCCAACACGTCCCCGGAGTTGGTAGACGAAATGAAGTCGTCGTTTTCCAACAACAAAAAGTCGCTATCTTCGAGCAACAGCAGAAACGTCTGAGAATTTAGGACGCCGACACCTGCTTCGCAGTCAAGCTGCAGCGTATGGTGCGCCGTGCGCCGCAAGTCGTTCTGGCCGGTAGGCAGCGCCCGCCACGAACGCAACCATCGCTGAGTGGCGTTGTCGTCGCTGTAGACCTCTGGGTCAAAAGCGTACACAAGGCCATTCAACCAGTCGCCGACCAAGATCTGGTTGTTGAAGTTAGCCTGGCAGTTGCTACGGTGACGCACAAACCTCACACCGTCCCACCCCGCACGCTCATGCCATGCACCAGTGGTGACGTCGTAGCACCAGGTTGCGTTGGCAGTCGGGAACGTGAGGATGTAGAACAAGTGGCCGTCTTGCTGGTACGAGTACCCGATGGCGTCGTTGATGACGTCGTACTGCTGGATCTGCCACTCGATAGCGTGCGTGCTGATGCGCTGGGCGTTGTAGCCGTTGTTGCGGTAAACGATGCCGTTGCCGCGGATGTCGGACCCCAGCCAAAACACCGAGTTGTCGAGTTTGGCCACGCTGTACGGCGCCGCGCAACCAACCTCCATGAACGCGCCTGCGATGCGAGCAAGCGGGAAGTCGGCTAAGCCGGCGTTGTACCAAACCTCGACCGTGCTGGTGCCAAACAGCCACACTTCGCGGTGGTTGACGTTCAGTGCCACTACGTCGTCGGGGTTGCCTTCAGCGCTGGCAAAGTCCAACGGGTCGATCTGCGTACCGTCGTTAAGCGACGTCACCCAGAATCGTTGGCTGTTGGGCTGGTTGAAGACGAAGTATCCGTCAAGGTAGCCGACGGTTACGGCGCCCGGGAAGTCAGGGTCTGTGATCTGACCAAAAACGCCGGTGCTGGCGTTGTAGATGAACGCGCTGGGATTGCAAGCGATGAACAACTGCTCGCCGTTGTCCACCATGCTGACCGGCCCGCTGCCGTCGATGTAGCCTAAAAACGACGTGTTGTAGTTGCCGTCGGCCCGGTACAACTCTCCGCCAGACGCAACGTACAGGTAGTCGCCGAACTTCCACAGCCCGCGTATCGGGCCTTGGCCAACCGTAACGACCGAGCGCAAACCAGCGCACCGCTGCAAAAACGCCGGCTCCTTGCCGCCTTCCAGCACAACTTCTGGAAACAGGTTCACCATGCGGCTGTCCGCAGCGTTGACGCTGCGGGCCACATAGCTGGAGCCGAGGATCGGCGTTTTCATCAGTAGTTACCGGCGTACACGTTGAACCGCTGACGCGTCGCAATCAGCGAGTACGGCAAGCTCATGATGTCGTTCGGATTGTTGATGCGCTTCAAGTTGCGCTTGGACGTCATGGCGATGCGCACAACCTGCGGCGGGGGCTGCACGCCAAACTCAGGCGCAATCTCCATTGCCAAGTTGTACACAAACGCCCGCAGGTAGCCTGGCGGAAACGACAGTACCGTGGACAGCGTGGCCGGCTGCGTCAACTCTTCGACCGAAATGAAGTGCCACTCCAGCAGCCGCGTAGGCACCGGGTACAGGTACATCTCAATGTTCGGATAGGTCATGTTGATCCACATGACCTGCGGGTACGTTGACGTCACGGTCTTGACCGCGATGCCGTCGTACTGCTGCTGGTTGATCAGCTTGATGCCAAAGCTGACGTTGGTGCTGGGGTCGCGGAAGTACGTCGCGTCATCCAGCAGAATGGGTCGATTGCCGACAAAGTCGCCCGTGGGGCCCAGCGTGCGGCTCACCGTGCTGGTGGGCCAATCAAACACCTGATCCTGCGTTGAGAACACCGACAAACGCTCGGTGTTCCAGGATTCGATCATCTGGTTCAGCGCCGTCAGCGAATCCTGCATGACGGCAGCAGAAGACGTCTCGCCCTCTGCCAAAACGCCCAGCAGACGCAGGGCGCGATTGATTTGATCACCCGCCGTCGTTGACATGCTCGGGCTCCTTTCGAGGGCGTCCGCGTCTGGGAAGTTGGTTCAGAAACGCAGGCTCAACTTCTTCGCCCGGAGTATACCGCTCCCACCCGCTACGCTCATCGTACTGCGCCTCCATTTCCATCGTCGCCACCTTGGCGCCGTGAATGGGGTGTCTCATGTAAATGATGGGCATGGAAAGAAGGGGGCCGAAGCCCCCCTTTGGCTTAGGACGCCATCACAACCCAGTTCGTGCCGTCTTCACAAACCAGCATCGCCCAGGCACCAGCGGTCGCGGCGAGGATCGCCGTGCCTGCGGTGCCAGAGTTGGCGGGTTTGACGTTAGACGACGCCGAGATGACCGTGTAGGTGCCCGACAGGTTTTTGATGACTACCACGCGACCGATGTTGTCGGCACCGCTTGGCAGAGTGACCGTGACGTTAGCCGCAGCCCCGTTGCAGATGACGAAGTTCTCCTCACCGCCCAGCGTAAAGCCTGCCGTCTTGGTGACGGGAGCGTTGAGGAAGAGCGTCGAGATCGCCGGGTCGGAAAACGCCACGCCGACAGATTTGCTATTCGGCATGGTGTTCTCCTAGTTTAGGCTACGCGGTACAGGGTCCAGGCGCCGGCTGCGCTCTTACGAGCAAGCAGCGTAGCGCCGGTCGTCACGGGGACGACCATAGTCAGCGAACCGGTGATCGTCCAACCCGTGTTGGTGGTGATCGTGGCGGTGCCCGAAGACGTGCCAAGATTGACCAGACGGAAAGTGAACGAGGTGCCCACCTTGTCTGAGTTGATCAGCACGTTTTCCAGATCAGCCACCGTCGGCAACGTGTACGCCACGTTGGCGGTGATGCCGCTGTTGACCAAAATCAAGCCGTTCAGAATCTGAGCAGCGGTGAAAGTGGTCGTGGTGGTTGCCGTAACCGGATCAGCGATCGTGTCGATCAGCGGATCATTGACGTTACCGTCGCCAACTTGGTAGCCGCCAGCGCCATTGGGGAGTGCCATGATTGAGTTTCCTTTCAGTGTTCAGTTGCAAGATTGGGGGCCGTAGCCCCCATTCTCATTAGCCCCAGAGACGGCAGGCCATCTGCGGACGGATGGTGCTGTAGCCATACAGCACGTCGATCCGGCAAGGCATGCGGTCGTTGTTGATGTCGTACTGACGCACGACACGCAGGCTGATGCCATTGTGAACGGCACGGCTGGCCATGTCCACGCCTTGCGGCAGGAGCAGGTCGGCGGTGGCAAACGTGATGGCGTCCTTGTGGTAGATCAGGTTCTGCGCGTATTGCGAAGACGCAGCACCCACGAACACCACAGCCTTGCTGTTGCCAGGCAGAGCGTTCACGGTGGCCAGGGCGTGGTTGGCCGAATACACAGCGGACACGGTGATGTTGCCAGCACCAGAACCGTTCAGCGTAACGTCAGCCAGAGCCACGAACTGGAACAGCGAACCGGTGGATTCACGGGTCTGCGGGTTCACAGCAAAGCAGTCAGCCACAGTGAACACGTCGCCGGCCTTCACGGTGGCGTTGGCACCAGCGCCGGTGATGGCGATGGTGGTTGCGCCTTCGCTGGACACGGCAGCAGAGGTGGATCCGCCGGTAGCGGTACGCGAGCCGGTGGTGAACTGCTTGATCGACTGAGACATATTGATCTCGTCGAAGCCCAGCACGCCGGTGCCCATCATGCCGTTCTTGAACTGCTTGCTGATGGTGTCGGTGGGGTTGAAGAGACCCTTCATGCCTTCGACCAGGCCAGCGTTGGCAGCCGGGTTCACGGTGGCGTAGCGCGGCGACATCACAGCGGCGTTCTCGTTGAGTTTCTGCTGAGCTTGCAGCAGAACCAGCGAGGTGGCCGGCGTGGTGCCGGGCGTGCCGACGGAGTTGCCGATGGTGCGGAAGGCGTTGGCGACGTCGGCGTCGATGCTGGCGGCCAACTGGCTGATACGAGGCTTGAGCACACGATCAGCGAAGTCGTCCAACTGCATGGTCAGCTCAGCGGACGTGAAGTTCACGCCGATATGCTTTTGCGAAGCGACGGTCAGGGTCGTGAACTGCTCATTGTCGTCCTGCACTTGCAGAGCGGCGCCGTCAGTCACCAGAGCGCGGTCCGGCAGGCGGATACGCAGCGTGGAGCCGATCTTGGCCCCTTCGACAGCAAAGCTGTCGTCGTACTGGCGGTTCACATTGCGCGTGATCACCAGGTTGTTTTCCAAGATCTCCAGGGCCTTCCTGGTGATCATGTCAATGGTCAGAATACTATTGGCCACAGCGGGCTCCTTTCAGATTTAGCGATTTGCCTGTGCTTGCATCTTTCGCATCTGTCTTGCTCGTTCGGCTTCAATCCACTCCGACGTACTCATGTTCTTGATAGAACGCGGGTCAGTCGTGTCAAATGACGGGTTGTTGTTGCCGCTACGTGCGGTGACAGGTGTAATCGGCGCTGGCGCGGACGTGGTTCGTTTAACGGGCGGATTGTCGGCCAGTTTGGCCTCGATCTTTCCAATTTCCTTGGCTTGCAGAATGGGCGGTAAGCGAGCGATACGTTCCGTTTCTTTGATGTTGGTGCCGAGGTAGTACGCTACTTCAGGGCCAACGTCAGATGCGCGGATGGTGTCGGCCATGACGGTCGTGATGGGCAGCTTGGGGTTGTACGCGACTTGCTCGAAGTCTTGGTACTTGTCCCTAGCCTGCTCTTCACGGTCGTGATAAGCCTCCAGCAGTTCGGTGTGCTGCTTTTGCATCTCCCGCTGTGCCAATAGCTGTTCGGCCTTCTGAACTGCCAACGCTTCCGCGTAGGCCTCAGTCGATTCGAACTGCTCGGCAGACGGTAGTTGCCTAGGCTGCTCCACCACGGGCTGCTGTGCCCGTTGACGCTCCCACTTACGCTGCTCTCTATCAAGCCGTTTCCTGACGATGGCGTCCAACTCTTCTTGAGTAAACGTCTTCGTCTGTTGTTCGACTTCCGGCTCAGTACCCTGTTGCTCGACAGGGCTCGCTTCCGTAACTGCCGTGGGTTCCGGTGCGGCTGGTGCGGCGTCGATCTCCGCTGCGACTTCTTGGCTCATGTATGGGCCTCAAGAAAACCTGGTCATCGGGCCAGTACGCTTCATAGTACCACCGTTCATAAAACGATGGCAAGCCCGGGCGGCTGCTGTTGCGCTCACCCTAGGTAAGTAATCGTCAACGATTGGTTATTGACGATGGTGTAAGTCACACCCGGGGTGACCGCAACATTGGTGAACGTAGTGGTCGGCGCTGTGGGGGTGGACGGATTGCCTCCGGGAAAAGTTCGAGAGAATGCTGTTGTGCTGGCACCGGTTGTTCCTGGGATCAACACAAAGATGCCTGTCGAATAAGCAGAAGCAGGGCTGCTTGTTAAATCGATCAGTTTTGTAGCACTTCCAGATGTAAACCCACCGTAATTAACGCTTGGTGAAGATTTGTAATAGTACCCGGCTCCGTAACCATTTATATTTTTCTCTAACTGTCCCGTGGTTGGGTAATTTGTAAAGTATTCTGAAAACGGATTGCTAGATAAATACGTTCCTGGTGGTGCTGTAGCAGAAATAGCGGCAACTCTGCTGTTGTATAAAGATGTTACTTCGTTATAAACATCGCCAACGGTTGTAGTGGAACTGGTTGTAGGATGTCCGGGGTCAAAAGGATACCCTACAAAAACACTAGCTAAGTAATTATATCCAGTAGAGTTATCCCAAAAATCTGCTGTGCCGTTAGCACCTTTACCAACAGCCGTACTGATATTAGCAACTCCCGCAGGAGCAGTCCAACTGGAAGTTCCGGCAGGAAACGTAACAGTGATTAAACGCAGTCCTGCGGTGTTAGAACTGAACATGCGTTACACCGTGTAGTTCTGGCCGCCGTTGCTGCCGTACCAGTTGGTGCCGTCAGCGGTGAAGACGTACTTATCCAGTCTGCTGGCCGTGCTGGTGATGGTCGGCGCGGTGCTGCTAGGCCACTTGACCGCGGCAGGCCAGGTCACTGTGCGGCTGCCAGTAGCGTCTTGCTTGAGCAAGATCATGAAGGACTTGCCAGCGGTGGCGGTTGGGAACGTGAATGTGCAGTTGCCGGTCAGCGTCAAGATCTGAATCGTGCCATCCGACAGGTTGATGGTGTACGCGGTGCCGGTGTTGGCGGTGTTGACCTTTTCCTTGTAGTCGCCGCCCAAGTCGAACTTGGCTGCAGGGCTGGCCACACCAACCCCAAAGTTGGTGCCGTTGTATACCAAATCGGCACCAGACGCGGGGATCTTGCTGGCGTCAAGGTACACAACACCGTTCGCCGTTCCCGCGGAAACCGGTGCCACTTGGTATTGACCGACCGTTATCTTCTTCGACCCCGCGACACCGGCAGACGAATCTACGATGTACAGCAAGTCCGCGCCGACTACATCGGCACCACTGAGCGCCGGAAGATCAGAGACTTTTTGGTTGGCCATGATTTACGCCCACACGCGAAGGGGAGTTACGGGAGTCGGGGTCACCACAAACGCATCTAACTCAGGCGCTGGCCCGATGTTGCGCACGTTTGCGTGGTAGCCCGGATACGCCACAGGAACGTAATCATCAGGCACCGGATCAGGCGCAGGCTCGTAGATCGTGCCGATCATGTCCACCGCAGTGAACTTGGGCGTCAGCGTTACGTTGCCTTCACCATCGGTGCTTGAGTTGAACAGGACTGAGAATGCCTCCGCTTCATCAGCGAAGACCACCATGTAGTCGCAGTAGCCCTCGGTGACGATGGGCTCGGTTAGGGTTTCGTCGGTCATGCTGTGATGCTCTGAAGAGTTGCGTCAGCGAGGCGAGTCGGGTAGTAGCTGAATTTACGGAGCAGTAGGCTTGCTGGCCTGTCGTTTCCAAATCTGTTGGCAAAAATGAGTTGCGTAACAGTTGGCACAGACCCAGAAGTATCAGGAGTTCCTAAACTGCCGTTTCTAGCAAATGAAAAATCGTTAGCTTTATAAGCCCCAGCGTATTTGTTTAATGTAGTGCCAATTGCAGGAGCTACAGTAATTACAGCTTGATCAACATTGCTTACGGTAACTCTAAAATACGGCGCTGAACCAGAACCACCGTGACCTATTACAACAAAATTATTTGTGCTTGCATCTGTTGCATCAGCGATAAAAGTTGAATAAGGCGCAATACCGATAAATTGCGCTTCTGCAGCTAAAGTGCCTTCCGTCTGGTTATACCAAGTCGCAAAGTTATCCCCCAGCATCGACGCATTGTCCGCTGCTCGGGTGACTTGGGAGGCTTGTGTCGGAATCAGAGAAGTGGCAAAGGAGCCGGCTTCTAGTTGAGCGCCCCAGACATACCAAGCATCATTGTTATTCACCGCCAAAAAGGTGATTTGGCTTTGATTTGTTGATGCAGGCGTTGTTTCTGTAAAGGCGATGCGATACCAGCCGTTGCCAACATCTTGACCCGAGGTAATCGTAAACGTGGTCGTGGAGTTTCCTGTTGGAGTACCACTGTTGTAGTACCGCATGAACAGTCGAATCTGTGTTCCAACGCTGGCTTTTACATAGAACGAATTGGTGTACGCGGTGGCCGCGCTGATAGACGTTGCAGCAGGACCAGACCATCCATTGCCCGCTGTCGGGACGGTAATCAACTGACCCGTGCTCGTTC